ATTTCCTGAAGCTGACTGAATCTATGCTCCACGATACCTGGCATACTGGCAGCTGCCTTTTCAATATTTCCCGTTATACGGGTATCATTCTTTGCTGCCAACAACTCGGCTTCAAAATATGCCACAGCATTTGGAATATTTGAAATATCTTTAGATACGTCGGTATACCAACCCATTTATGCCTCGTCGATTTCAATGAAATCGTGAATCATTCTTCAGCCTCGTCAAAGTCCCAGTTATCTTCCTCATCGCCGTCATCGTCGACAGTGTCTTGATCAAGATAATACTCGATAGCCTCGTCTAAGGTCTCGTCAAACCCAATAGATGCTCGAAGTTGTTTGTCAGTGATGCCATGATCTGCTAAAAGATCAATATATCTCTCACCTAACGCTTCGATAGCCTTTTTATCAACATACTCTTTGAAGAGCATCCAAATATCTGCAATTTGATTTTCATTCATTTTCTAAAATTTCTCCAGTTTCGGGATCTACATTAGATTGTACTACAGGTGCATCGTTAAACTCAAGCATGATTTTATCCAAACCGCCTTGTTCGTTACGTTCCCATTCTTTACGATACATCTTTAGCTCTGTACCATCTGTAGAAACGTATTTAAGTCTGTTGCCATCTTTTATTAACATACCTTTAGCTTCTGCTAAGTCTGTTAGGCCACTGTACGGACTCATACCTGTTGCGTAAGGAATTTCAACCTGTACTGTTTCAAAAGGTTTACTGTAACGTGTTTTCATAATCTTGCACATTGCACGAATACCGTTAACAGTTGTAGTTTTATTACCATCAGCGTCAGTTTTTAGTTTTAATTTACGCATAGCTACAACGATTGAGCTTGCATAGATAAAACCTTGACCTCCTGAGATTTTATCATCTGGATCAAACATGTCTTGACTAGCGTAGGTGTGATTAGTACAGATCAATCCAACATTATAGCTACCAAACATGTTTACACAGTTACGAACTAGTGAGGTAAGTGCTTTAGGTTTACGACCCATGTCACCTTTCATTTCGCCTGCTTCAAACTGATTAACGTCAGTTGGCGTTAACAACATGCCTAATGAATCGATTACAAATAATACTTTTGGACGAGTTTCCTCGGGCATAGTTTTGTATTCTTTCATGAATTCACTAATGGTTTTTGCCACGTCGTCAATCATAGCCATGTTGAGTTTTAATAGTTTTTGTTCACTGGTGTCAACACCTAGTGCGTGTAACCATTTTTCATCAAGTGCGTTTTCACTATCAACTAGCACTACATAAATGCCTTGTTGTTGTGCTGCCTTGATAAGGTTGCCTGAGCAGATATAAGATTTACCTGCGCCAGACTCACCGGCGAATACTGTTACTTTTCCCAGCGGTGCACCTTTAGTAAAGTCTCCACTAATCAAGTAGTTAAGAGCGTAGTTGCCGGTACTGACCCAGTCTGTTGGATCATTAAATCCAACACCGAGTCCGTCGATGCTCTTAGTTAAAGTTTTTCTAAACTTTGTTAAATCAAATGCTTTTGTTGCCATAGTTATACTCCTAAGATGGCGATAAGGGCGCAAGGCCCTTATCGGTTTTCAGACTTATTGTTGCTTGCGATTACGAATCATTGACAGGATGTCTTCAGCACGGCCACCTGTACTTGCAGGCGCACTTGCTGTGGCAGCTGGTGTAGCTTTGACTACGGCAGCTGGTGCATCATCATCATATGATTCATCGTCGGATGCCAATGCGGCTGGCTTTGCTTTGGTGTTAGGATCACCTGTAGCTTGGCTCATACCGGCTGGCTTGAAATATTGACCCCAACGTTCCATATCATATGGTTCGCCATCAACAGATGCTTCAAACATCTCTTTGATAACTTTGAGTTCAACATCTCCGGGCTTCTTAGGCAAGAAGTCTTTGAGGTTGTAAAGGCCATGTGCCTTAACTGCGGCTTGCTCGTCGTCACTTAACGGACGTTCGCGACGTTTCCACGAACTAGTTGAGTAGTCTGCATAGCCACCCTTGCTAGTTTTAGCAAGTTTGAAATCTACACCGTGTAGAGTGTCAGTTGGCAGGTTATCCATTTCTGGATCAAGCAACGCACCGCGGATAAGTTGGAAGATCTGCGGGCCGATAATGAACCTACGGATAGGATTCTCAGCTGGCGCATCTTCTTTCAAACCATCATCTGTTACAAAACCTTGGAAAATGTAACTACGCTTTTTCCAATACTTACGACCCATATCTTCGAGATTTGGATCTTTAAACCAGCCGCGAACTTCTGCCAAGATTGGGCAAGTGCCGCCGTACATTTCCATGCAGGGTACTTGGACCTGAACTTGTTTTGATTCTGTGCTGCCTTTGATGCCAGCAAATGGTAGTTTAATGATTTGACGTTCGATCCAGAAAAATGTATTGTCTGCATCACCGTCTGGTAAGAATCTAACTACTGATTCTTGACCTTCTTTGAGATTCCAGAATGGATAAATTGAATTATCTCCACCTGAACGTTGATTACCGTCGGAACTGCGGGTTTCTTGTTCCTTGAGTTTTGCGCGAATTTCAGCTAATGTTGCCATGATGTTCTCCTATTGTTAGCCTAATAAAGTTTTTAGTTTTGCCTGTATTTGTTTTAAGCCTATCCTAAAACAAAAAGTGCATATATGTTATTATACGCACTTTTATTTAGCATTGCAAGAGAAATCGTGGTTAGATCTGAGAGAAATTTCGCCGAAACACTAAAGCAGTGGCAGTAGGCTTGTGTTGTATGTTTGACCAGTTTATTTGAGGATGATCTATCCAATCCTGATTGATGTATTCAAAAAACTCTGCATGGTCCCGGTGTTTAGGGTTCCATAAGTTCTGTTGTTCAAAATGTATTTTTGATTGTGCGCCAAACTGTACCATTCGTGTGAATCGAATTTGCGATCGAGGATATTGTAACAGCCATTCTGCAAACGGTTTCATTTCTCTAAAGTTATCTTGTTGCACAACAAATGTATATTTGAGTGTTGTATGAGCTAACGTAGGGCACTGATTTAAGTATTCGATGTTGCGCTTTAACTGCTCAAAGTCTCCGCCTTTACGCACAGTGTTATAAGTAGTTTCTGTAGCAGCATCTACACTGATAGCAATAGTGTGTATGTTAGCGTGAATCTTGCTCATCTGATTGATAATCTTTTCAGTGAGCATGACTCCGTTTGTTAACAAATTAATACTCATATTTGGAAATAACGACCCGTCTAGATTTATAAGAAAGTTTCGATATAAATGACTGCCAATTGCATCGCCACTGCCGGTAACTGTAAACTTGAACCTGGCATCAGACGGCTTAGGCAAATAGGCAGATTTGATTTTTTCAAGGATGATAGCTGATTTAATGTATGCAGAATCGGCTGGAGAATATTGTTTCTTAGTACTGCGACAAGAGGGACATTGTAGATTGCAGCTAGAATCAAAACTAAACTTTATTAGCTCAGGCAATGGAAACTGTATAGACTTTCCCTCGGGCCAAACCCATCCCGGATAATCTGTGTTGATTAGTGTGTCTGTTGAGATAGTTTTTGTAATCCATGATGGACAGATGTCTAGATTACAATAGGTGTATGATTGATCAATGATAGACTCGCGTACTTTGCGAGCTTCTTCACCAAGCCATATTTCTTCTAAACTGTTGTCTAAAAGATTCCCAATGACTTTAGGATGCCAAGTTTGGCAACATAGATGTACATCACCGGTAGTGGTAATTTCTATGTTGTAAAATGGCTCTTTGCAGTTTAGAGCCATATAGTATTACTGTCGTGATAGTCCAGCTAGTTTTTTCATTCTAGTCATTTCACTGATTTGATGCAGCTTGCCAATTACCTTTTTAGCAATAGAAAGCGAGCTTTCACCAAACTTCTTTTCACACGCAATCAGTACACCGGTTTCACCTTTCGGAAAGTTGCCTTCTTCTCTATTGTACATTGACTTGACAAACTCAATAAGTTCATCAGATTTGTTGCCAAATACATCTTCAACCTTCATACCAGCTTTGGTAATAGCTTCGCCTAGAGACATGTCTTGTCCTGCTATTCGAATAACTGTTTCTGCTGTTGCTCCAGCTTTCTTAGCCTTGTTAACTGCGTTAGTAAAACTTTCACCCCAGATATCAGCAGTTACAGGTTGTGGTGGTGCTGCCGGTGCTGGCTCTGCTGGAGGAACTTCTGCTGCTGGCTCTGCTGGAGGAACTTCTGCTGCTGGTGCTGGCTCCTCTGGAGTTTCTGGGGCACCGTCCATTCCTGGTTCTTCTTCGGTAAAGTTAATCTTTGACAGTACATCAGTACCTTCTTCTTCATCCTTCATTTGGATGTAATCTTTTAAGATGTCTCTTACATCGCTGTCAGGACTTACATCTGCTAGCTCTTTAAAGATGTCCATTAGCTCGTCGTCTTCAATGATACCTGACAGACTTTCAATGGCATTAGTACCGTCTGGACCAACTGGAAACGGCTCAGCTATTAGTTGATTTAGTTTGTCAACTGCTGC